ATTGCATTGAGAATGGCATTTAATAATGCTCAAGAAAAGGTCTTACAAGAAGCAGAAAAGTTTAGAGGATCGTCTTCTGCTATTCAGAGTATAGCAAAGTTTGGCGGTAAGGTAACTGCATCAGAGCAGATGGACTTAAGAAGAAAAAATTCATTCTCAATGCTTGGACCAGCAACAGGAAAGACAACATATGGAGAAGCATTTGTGCAAACAAAAGAGGGCAAGGCTCTAACTGAAAATTTAGCAAAACAGAATGCTGCAGGCAAGGGGGGGCAGGCAGTTTCTGATTTAACTAGCCAACTTTCAACTGCAGTAATGTCTGGAGCAATGGATATTAATCAAGCAAAGAGTCTTGCAATGAATGCTGCTAAAGAAGCGGGCGATGTGTCTATAGGTCTCAAGGTTATTGCACAGATGGAAAAGGTCCTTGGACCAAACGGAGAAGATTTAGATAAAAATCCTCTTGAGGTTAGAACAAGAATGATTGCCGAAAATCAAAAGAGAATGCAGTCAAACATGTCAAATATTGAAAATGCTGGCATGATTAATAAACTTGCTGGACAAAAGACTATGCAAAAGGTTGGCATAGGTGCAACCGCTGCTGGTGGTGCAGCATTAGGAGCACTTACAGGAATGAAGATTGGAACTCTTCTTGGTACAGTTGTCCCTGGTGTTGGAAATGTTGTTGGTGCAATTGTTGGTGGAGGAATTGGAGCAGCAGCAGGAGCAATCGGCGGATATTTTGCCTCAAAGAAATTTACTCAACAATCTGCACAACTTGGAGCGGCATATGCAGTAGATGCTAAAATTGCAATGGAGCAAAATAAGCAAATGCTAGATTCATTTGATCTATACTATCAAAAGAAAATTGAAGAACTTAGACTTCAAGGCAAAATTAATGAAGCAAATGATATGCAAAATAGGTATATCGAAGAAAGAGATAAACTAACGGCAACACAGGCAGCCTTGCAAGAAGATATAGTTAAACAATACAATAGTGCTGGCGGTATGCAAGAGTCAATGATGAGTGGTATGAAAAAGGCTGCCAAAGCCAGATACAAAGATAATCCAAATGAGATTGCCTACATGGACGTTGTTGGTGCACAGGCTGGAGAACTTCGTAAGTCTGGTGCCATTGATAAAGGTCAAGAATTTCAAGCAAAATTTATTACTAAGGTTTCAGCATTTGAAGAAGATTCAGATGCTTTAGATTTTGCTAAGAATATGATTAAGTTAAATAATTTAAATGCGGTTATTCCGTCAAATGTCTTAGTAAAATACTATACTGAAAATGACGAGGCATATCAAAAATTAAATACTATGCTTGACGCTATTGAAGGCAAAAAAGATTTAACAGCAACAATGGTGTATGAAATTATTCCAGAAGTTAAGGGAACAAATGCATTTAATGAAGATTACTTTAATACTTTAACAGAAGACCAGCAAAAGGTGTATACAACAACAATTGCTTCAGTTATTAATGTTCCAGATCCACAGATTGTTGCAACTGAAGACTACCAGACATGGCTAAAAGAAAACACAGTAATTGAGGGTAAAACATACGGTGGAGCACAGTATAAGGGTTTGTCTCAGGCTGCAATGATTGCACACTATAAAGAGCAACAAGGATTTAAGGCTGTTACAGAGGGTGCTTCTATAAGCACTAATGCTGGAGTACCTGCAAACAATAAAGGTGAAGGAAATAAACCAAAAGCATCACCATTAGACGACCTTCTTAAAAAATTAAGAGATGTTCGTAAAAACCAAATTAAAGTTACACAAGGATTTGACGCATCATTTAAATCTTTAAATAAACTCTTTGGCGGAAAAAAGACTATTGAGGTTTTCAGCGGTATTGAAAATGATATGAGAAAACTAGGAGCAGGAGAAGACCTAATTGAACTTATAGTTGGTATGGATCCTGAAGAGTTTGAAAGACAAAAAAACAAATTATTTAAAATTAAAAATGGTGAAATTGTTGCATTAAAAGATGGTGCTAAAAGTATTGGTGATGCACTTCAGTCTATTGCGCTTGGAGATTTTGTTAGCACACAAGATAGAATGGTTAAGAATATAGGAAATCAAAGTGCTGCACTTCAAAGACTTCAGGCAGCAGGTGTTGAGGGGTCAATTGCTTTAGAGATGGTTGCTGATGCTTCAACAGCAGCCGCTCTTGCTAATGAGAAATTATCAGACAAGCAACTTAAAAAAATTATAACGTCAGCAAAAAAAGCAACAAAAGAACAAGAAAGGCTTGCTGCTGTTACAGCCAATATCACAAAATCGAAGCAATTAAAAAATGAGGCAAAAGCATATAGCGAGTTAGTAAAAATTATGGGTCAGTTTAGTGCAGAACAAATAGAGGCAATTGTTAATAGTTCAGAGTTAATGGAGGCAATAAGAGTAGGATTTGATTCAACAAACACTAGAGAGGACTTTAATAAGTTATTAGATCTTTTAATGAAAGATGCAAATAATAAACTTAAACTTAAACTGCTAACTATTTCTGGAATGCAAGAAATATTCGATACTGGTTTTAGTAATGCCATGGATGCTTTTGATGTAGAAGAAACAAGACGTAGATTTGAATTTGATGATCGAATGAAGCCATTAAAAGAAGAAATTAAAAAAGCCGAAGAACTAATTGCTATAAAACAAGAGCAAATTAGAGTTCAAGAAATTGGTTTGAAAGAAATTGAAGACCAAGAAGCCAAGGTTAATGAAAAATATGACGAACGGCTAAAGGCTCTTGATGAGGTTGAAAAGGCCAATGCCTCTATATCACAACAACAAAAGAGTCAACTAACTCTTGCTGAGGCACTAACATCTGGTGACATTGCTGCTGCTGCTCGTGCTGCACAGGAAATGAGAGCACAGTCTGCAGCAGATGCTGTAACAAAGCAAAAAGATGCACTAGAAAATTCTAGAGAATATGAACTATCACAATTAAAATCTAAAGACGGTAAAAGCAGACCTGAAATTGAAAAAGAAATTAAAAAACTAAAAGATGAAATTTATGAAATTGAACAAAAGAGTCTTGAACCAAATAGAGAAACTTTAAGACTTAATGAACTTGCCCTGGAAGAATCAATTAAGGGAATAAAAGTATTAGAAAAAACTAAGGATGAATGGGAAAGAATTAAAAATCGAGTTGATCAGGCAAGAACTAGTGCTGCTCAATTTGTTAAGCAAATGCAAGATGCTCTTGATGTTGTTGAAAAGTTAATTGCAGCATATAAAAATCAAAAGGTTAATACTGGAACAATAGATCCTGCAGGAGAATACGTAGATCCAAAAGGAAGAACAAATCCTTGTGGCGCAGGCTATCATTTAAATCCAGAAGGAAAATGTGTGCCAGATGCCGCTGGAGTTACAGAATGTGGTCCAGGACTAAAACTAGTAAATGGAAATTGCGTACCAGTTACTTCTGGAGTTACAGAATGTGGTCCTGGATGCAAAAGAACAATATGATATAAGTGTTGCTTCATCTTTAAAGCCTGGAGCAACACCTAGTGATTTTGGTCACAACCTTGCTGCAAATGATATGAAAGTTTTGAATGCTCTTAGTTTGGTTGATGCACAAAATAAGTATAATGAAGATACAAAAAAATCTTTAAAGCCTGGAGCAACACCTAGTGATTTTGGGCATAATTTGTCATCAGGATCTATGCTAATAAGTAATCTAATACCAAAAGTTATTAATGCCTCAACAATGTCAGCAAAAGAAGCAGCAGAAAAAGAGGCAGCAAAGAAAAAATATGAACAGGGATTAAAGAGTTTTGGTGGTAACAGGCAGGCATTTGAACAGTTTGGAAATTGGAAGGCCTTGGGAGGACTAATTAAAAGATTTTCTATGGGTGGTTTTGCAAAGGGTACAGACACAGTTCCAGCAATGTTAACTCCAGGAGAATTTATAATGAGTAAATATGCTGTTGATGCATATGGATTAGATACAATGAGGAAAATAAATAATGGAGAATTGTCTGGCGGTTCAGTGTATAATAATACATATACCTTAACAGTAAATGCTAAGACTGATGCAAATCCAGACGAAATTGCACAGGCTGTAATGGCAACTATTAAGAGGGTTGATGACAGAAGAATTAGGGGGGTGGCTATAGGTGGCAGAAGGTGATTTAGATCCTAGGGTAGTTTATGCACAGGGTCGTAGAAAATATTATAGACCAAGCGGAATGCTTTGGTCAGAAAATTCTGGCACATTACAAGATGGCCTATATATCCCCTACGGCTATGAGGTTGGTGTTAATCCAGAAAATGTTGAAGATGAATCACTTTTAGATCAATTTTTATTTTTAACTGATGATAATAGACAGCCAATTGACTTCAAGCAAGACCGAATTGAAAAGCGTGAACGAATGATTAATGGTCGTATGAGATCTTATCACATTGCAGATAAAACTACAGTAAGTACAAGTTGGGATCTTATTCCTTCTAGATCACATGAGAATGTTCCAAATTTTGATCCAGCAACAGGTTTATCCCCCTATAAATCATATACAACAGACGGTGGTGCAGGTGGAGCAGATATGCTTGAATGGTATGAATCACACAAGGGATCTTTTTGGGTATTCCTTACATATGATAGAAAAGGAATATTTAAAGGTACACCAGAGCCATATGATCATCTTCAGCAATATAATCAATTGATTGAAATGTTTATTAGGGATTTTTCTTTCTCAGTTGAAAAACGAGGAACTAAATTTGATTATTGGAATGTTTCTGTAACACTGGAAGAAGTATAATGTTTGAAGACAAAGACCTGCAGACATTTTTGGAGACATCTCCAACTATTAGAAATAAATCAGTTATTACTGCAGAATGGAACATGAATGTACCAACTAATATAAAACATATTGGTAATTATAGATATAGGCCAACACAGACATCTTCTATTTATTCTTCATTACCAACTAGTTTTGATATTAACGACGCTGGAAATTTTTATACTGGGGCAACGGATGCAGATGTAACCGTTGATGGATCATTTGACAACAATGATATTCCAACAATATTTTTAACTAAAAAAGAAAAACTACAAACGATTTATTCTTTAGAAGATTGTTTTAGTCAATTTAGACCTAGGTCTGGAATTAATAAAGCAGTATTTTTTGAAAATGGAAAACTTCATCATCCTAATTTATTTATGGCAGATAGGCCCAGATACTATATGCCAGATAAAAATGACATATTCAAGTATTGGACATCATACAGAACTGAGGGTGGACAAGAGTATGGTGTTGCTTCTAAGGTAAGAGGATCTCAGTATGACATTGAAGATGCTTGTCCATTTGTTGTTTATAAAGAAAAAGTTCCTACAAATAGAATTGTTATTAAAATGCAGACTCATGTTGGCACAGAAAATTTGGGTCCATTTTCTTCTTCAACTGGATCTTTTGCAGATCCATTTTTTGGAGAATTAAGTCAAAAAACTCCAAGCAAATGGAAAATTCAAGTTTTAAAAGATAATAATTGGCAAGACCTCATATCTTTTGATCCGTCAAAAAGAAGAAGAGATGGATCTGCAATTATTAAAAGTGATGGGTATGTTGAAATTGCCTATGGATTAATAGTTCCAGAAGAGTGGAGACCGAATTTTGTTTTTGCAGAAACATATTCAACTGTATTATTGTTGCCAGACAAGTCGGTAGTTGGATACGCATATCTAATTAAAGAAAATGAAAATGACATTGGCGAATATCATATATGGAATGGAGAGGATTATACTGTAATAACGCCAAAATATGGCTGGTACATTCAAGATGAAACTGTTGATAGGTTAACCAACTTTGTAGTAGATGCAACTTCTCCAAACTATTTTACTAGAACGCTTGATGGAAAAACTCAATATAGAGAATTTGAATACATTTCTGGAATAAGAATTGCTGTAGAAACAATGACTGTAAAAGACTCAACATTTGATTTAATTGAAATATCTCCAAGACTTGTAATGAATTTATCAGATAAAACACTAGACTATTCAATAAACAAGAGCGCTTCAGATCTTGGCATAAGTGGGCTTCCAGTTGGACAATTAGTTGCATCAAATGGTTCAATTAATATATTTGATTATGACCAGGCATTTAATGAAAACAACTCTTCAAGCATAATTAGTAAATATGTTAATAGACATATACAGTTTAAATTTTATGAAGTGATAGTAGATGTAGATGGCTGGGATTATTGGATTCCACTAAAAACACTTTACTCTGATTCCTTTCCAAAAGCAGATAATATGAATAAAACAATCTCCATGTCTTTAAGAGATTTATATTGGTATCTTGAGTCAATTACAGCACCACAAATATTAATGACAGAAGTTTCTTTAAGTTCTGCAGTTTCATTATTGCTTGATTATATAGGATTTTCTAACTATACATTTAAAAGAGTTAAAGATGAAAAAGAAATAATAATTCCATATTTTTTTATTGCACCAGATAAAAGTATTGCAGAAATTCTTCAAGACCTAGCAGTATCTACACAAACAGCAATGTTTTTTGATGAGTATAATAATTTTGTCATGATGAGTAAAAACTATATAATGCCAAACAAAGATCAAAGACCAACAACATTTGCTTTAAAAGGAAGTAGCGACCTAGTTCAACAAGAAAGAATAAAAAATAAAACATTAACAAATACAAAGATTGCTAACATTATTTCTGTTTCGGCTCAGGCAAACAGTGTATATAATGATGGAGTAATTAACTATACACCAAAGCATATACAAAGATCAATAGGGTCTATAAAGCAGGCCAGTCTTTTAGATGAAGAAAGATATTATGTTTATAAGCCAGCACTGCTATGGGAGGTATCTGGAACCGAAAATACAAAATCTTTAAATAATGAAATTGGAACACAGTCATCATACTTACTTACCGCAATACCGCTAAACTCTGATCTTTCTGCAGATGTTCCAACAGTAAAAAATGGCATTGTTATTAACAATACTTTTAGTTTAGGTGAGGCAGTATTTTGGATTGCTAGGTATAATGGATATTTTTATTCACAGGGAGAAATTATAAAATACGATGCTGTTCAACATAATGTAACTGGTTTTGGTAATGTTTGGATTACTTCCATTGAAGATTATCAAAACTATTTTTCAAAGTTACCATTTAATGGAAAAATATATCCAACAGGATTAGTTAGAATATACTCAGAACCAAAATATTTTGAACAGGGTGGTATAGTAAAATTACAAAATGGTCCAGTTGTTAAACATGGCCGTGGACAATTTGGAACAACTATAGTAGCGCATTCTGCGGGCATTTCAGAATATTGGAAATCAGATGACAATGTAAAAGGTTGCTATATGGCGTCTGAATATTTATTTGATAACAAAACCCCATTGCCAACAACTACGATCTCTTCTGCTGGTAAAGCAACAGATGTTGGAACATCGGCTGATGCAATAGGAAGAACGTCTTCAAGAACTGGACTTATTAAAAACTTTCTTTCAACCACCATGGTTGGAGAAATAACAACAAAAACACAGCAACAGCCAGGATCTATTCAATCTTCTGCACTTTCTATTACTGGTCCAAACTTTACGACAAAAGAAAAACCTAGAAACTTTATTTCTTATGTTCATAAATCTTTAGAAAATAAAAAATATAAACATTTTGGAACTAGAATGAGAATTGTTGGTAAAATAGAAAATAATCAAGATAGAGGACAAACGTCAAATGGTTCATCAACATACTTTGTTGTCAATGGATCAACTCCAGATAAAAATATAAATATAGCAGGAGGATCTGCTGGATTAGCAATAATGTTAAATCCAACAACAAATGTTGGATATTATTTTGAAATAGCAGCATTGGGATTGGGAAAACTGTCAGATACAGAAAAACAGGGCGTTAGCAATGTATTTTTTTATAAAGTAAAGTCTGACAATGGGACCGCAATTCCGATCAAACTTTGGAGTGGCTTAGGACAAATTACAGTTGATGATGGAAAATTTACAGGCCAATCAAGAAGTTTTGCTGAGGAAAATCCGACGGTATATGACTTAGCAGTAGAGTACGAAGATATAGGAAAGACAAGAAGATTTTATTTATATTTAAATGGAGTAATGATAAAGGCTGTAGATGATAGCGATCCACTACCAGCATATTCCAACATAGCATTATTTGCTAGAGGGTCTTCTAGGGCTATGTTTGAAAATGTATACGCTTTATGCAATAATTATTCTCAGAATACGTCTTTCAGTCTTGGTGCCCCAGTTAATTCAGTTTTTGGAGATTCTGAAATAGATGCAAATGAATCATTTAGAAAATATTCAATTAGTGGTTTAATACAAAACACATATCTAACTGGCATCGGATCTTCAGAACCACCAAAATATGATATTTATTTTGAAGAGTTTGGCAGCATTATGAGAGAACTTGCAGCATTTAATTTTAAATACGACAAGGCGTACCCAGCATTAAGTGCAAAAATATCTCCAACATTTAATAAGATGAAGGGGTATTCAATTTCTGGATTTAGGGCTGGTTCATATGGAGCAGAATTTTTGGTATTTAATACAACAGACGCACCATTATCATTAGATGAAACTAGTGGAAACTATTTAAGAGTACAGGGTATTACATTTACACAACAATCTGATAATAATCTTACCGTTGATGAATATTTTAATAAAAATAGTCTTACTTCAAACCCTCAATTTATTGCAGATCAACTTATATCAAATCCATATAAATTTAAACAAGATTATCAAGATATTAAACTTAGTAGAATGACATACGGCAAAAAAGATTTTGCAATAGATACAACATATATACAATCACAAGACGAGGCTACAAACCTTATGAAATGGTTAATTGAAAAAGTTACAAAACCAAGGACATCTCTAGGGGTTCAAATATTCTCAATACCAACAATTCAACTTGGCGATATAGTTAGTGTAGACTATAAAGAAAATAACATAAGCATGGCGACAAATCCAGAAAATAGATTTGTCGTATATAATATTGAATTTTCAAGAAGTTCAGATGGTCCTTCAATGACTTTATTTTTAAGTGAGGTAGTTTGATGTCTAGTCCAATACAATCAGTAGATCCAAAATATATTGATGCTGTTGCAGCAATTCCAAAACCTTCCGAAAAGAAAGAAGACGATTCTATAAAGATTGCAACACCAGACTTAATATTGTCAAATGACGAAACAATGTCAATAGAAATAATGACAGACCTAATATTTGAAGATATAGGCGGGTATGAACTTGCAACTATATCTAGGCACGACCTGGTAAATGGCCAAAAGGTTATTTATGCACCAATTAAAAACTTAACGGATCTTTACTTGCAGTATAATCCAAACAATGTTCTAAGGCTTCAGGCTTCTGATTCATATTTTAAGTCTTTATCTTTATCTATTTTAGACCGACTTCCAATATGTGGGACTGGCTATGATTTACAGGGCACTGACCCAGACTTAACAAAAAGAACCAAGATTCCGAACTGTAAGTCTATATACATAGATCCAATAACTGGAGATCTTATAATTAATCTTATCAATATGAAAGAGGGAGAACAGGTAGAGGTAGAAATATTAACTGCTGGAAATATTTTTGATGATACAATATACTATGGGAGTAGCCAATGATAACTAATATAGGAAAAAATCTTTTAGCAAAATACCTTGTTGGGCAGACGCCATCGTATGCGTCCCACATTGCAGTAGGCTGTGGATCCAAGCCAGTTGTTTCTGATTACACATTTACATCTCAAGAATTAACAGATTTAAAAAATAAAGAATCTTTAGATTTTGAAATGTTTCGTTCTCCAATTATTTCAAGGGGCTTTGTAAATGAAAATGGACTATCAAAAGTTGTATTGACTGCAGAACTACCGACAGAAGAAAGATATGAGATTACTGAGGTAGGAATATTTTCTGCAGGATCAAACCCAGTTGCTGGATCATTTGATAGCAGAGTTGTTTATTCATTTGCAGATACAGATAATTGGAAATACAATCCAGCAGGATTATCTCCAGTAGATATACCAATAAAATATACTCCATTAGATGGTGAAACTCAAAATGGAACAATCAACCAAACAGAAAAGGTATTTTTAACAAATGCTGATAATAGAATTTTCACACAAAGTGACAGAGTTGCAAGAAACGAAAGATGTAGATTTTTAAATAATATAATTGCAATGGTAGGAAATACATCTACAATAACTATAGATTCTGATGGAGTTATGCAGGCAACCAGTAATTCAAATTATATAAGGCTAGATGAAACTTCGGTTAATTTTACAAAAAATAGTCCAATGGATGAATTAAGGCTTGCATTTTCAATTGTTAGCAAGGTTGCAAATTCTATTACTGTTCCAGATAATGTTAAAATTTTATTAGAGTTTTCACACACTGGGCCAAATTCAAGTCAGGAATATGCAAAATTTCAAGTTAATATTGACGATGTATCATATACAGCAGGAACTGCAGAAAAAGAAAACAATTTTGCAAATAACAGATACATAGTATCAACTAAAACTTTTCAAGATTTAAAAAAGAGTGCCAACTTTAACTGGGCCGATGTTTCAACTGCAAAAATATATACATCCGTTATTAAAAATAATTTGCCATCTGATTCATTCTATGTTTGTTTAGATGCTTTAAGAGTTGAAAATACAACGTCTACAAACTCTTTATATGGACTAACTGGATATTCTGTAATTAAAAATGTACAGGCTAGGCCAATTATTAAATCAGCAAATACAACAAACTATATAGAGTTTAGATTTGTTTTGGATGTTTAACTATGAGCAAAACTCCAGATAAGGGAATAAAAAATGTTGTTATTAAAAGAGACGCTCTTGGTAAGGTAACTAGCAAAAACTCTGTAGTTTTAAGATTTAGGATAGTATCAGAAGATAAAAATAGAAAATCTGCATATTCTCAAATATTTGTTGCTGAGTCTGGAGAGGTTTTTCTTGGTGTTGGAGATATAAATCTTCTTGGAAATACTATTATGGTCAACTGGTCTGCTGGAGAAATATCAACACAAATAGTGTATGACGTATTTGTTGGATTTGACTCTGCTACTCCAACATTTAAAATTTCCACTGGATCATCTAATTATTCATTTTTAAAAACTGGAACAACATCTGTTCGTGTAGTAGTTCAGGCATCATCCATTAATCCAGTGTTGAATAATGATTTAAAGATATATGATTCTGGAATAGTGAATCTGGTATAATTATATTATGGCAATTCTACCTTTACCCGAAAGAGGGCAGCCGTTAGACGTAACATATCTTTATCAGATAGTTAAGGCTCTTAATGAACTTTCTACCCAGGCATCAACATCAATATATAAGTATGTTACAGTAGACACGCCAAATGCTGGTAAGCAGAGTGTCAAAACATCAGAAGCAAGAATTATCGGTGGATATGTTCAAGTAACATCTGGATCAACTCAAACTGCAGGATCCTCACAATCATTTTCATATAGTCTACCTAGCGAATTTAAGTTTCCTCCAGTTGTTACAGCAACACCAATCAATATTGGAAATACTGATGCTGGAAAAGATGTTACAGTTACTTTATTAAGTATTTCAACTTCAAAAATTGAAGGCACTGTAAAGTTTAATGTTGGTGGAGATACTACTGTAGGTGTTAATCTATTGATAGTAGGAATACCCAACTAATGATTTTTTGTAAAAAATGTAAGGGAAGAATGTTTGTTGATAGGCAGTATTCACAAATAAATAATCTTGAAATATATTGTATGTCTTGTGGATCAAGAACATTTTTTCATCCACCAAGCAATTCACAGGAGGGTTTGTGGCTGTTAAAAAGGGAACAATTGAGAGCGAAGGCTACAATGTCCTCCCTGTAATTTCGGGGAATAAAAAAGTCTGGTTCTTAAATGGTGATCTTGTTAGAATTCATCATTTAAATAAATCTAATGGAATAATGTCTGTTTATAATATTAATAAAGATAGAATTGAAAGTTGTTTAATTAGTGATTTTAAAAAGAATAGAGAACGAGCATACACAGTTGGCGAGACTGCTAATTTAGTTAATCGTCATAAAAAGTATATGCCATCGCTTATGCGTAGAGGTATTATTCCATTTCCAAAAGGTTCTCAGAAGGGTGGAGAGCGAGGTTTCAGGGTTAGATCATATTATTCAGAATCGCAAGTAAAAGAGATTCGTGATATACTGGCTACATACCATATTGGCAGACCAAGAAAAGATGGATTAATAACAAATGATATTACGCCCAGCAAGCAAGAGTTGACAAGAAGAATGGGCGATGGTATACTTACATATACGAAAACAGAAGATGGGCGATTTATTCCTGTGTGGAGTGAATCTATTTAGCGAAGGGTATAAGAATGGAAAATGAAGCAACAAAGGTATCTGTAACACTTGGATACACATTAAATCTAGGCAACTTTCAATCACTAAGACTAGATCTTGGTGTAACCGATTCAAAGCGAGATGGCGAAAACACAGATCAAGCATTTGAGCGTGTTTATAAGTTTGTTGAAGATAAACTTACAGCAAAGATTTTAGAAGCACAGACTGAAGCCGAAGCGAAATAATGGCAGAACGCAAAGACCGTATGGCTTTGCTTAGTCGTTATAGTAAACTGCATACTCAGCGATATGAGCAGAAGCCATCTCTCAATCTTAACGTAGAGCAATGGGCTGCAGATGCATTGGTTGAGTCTTACGGCATTTCAGTATGCTATGAATTATTAGATTTTTATTTGCAAGTTTCCAGCAGTCCATCGTGGAACACATTTGCTTACAAGGCTCAGGCTTTACTTGA